ATATTTGATTATGAATTACCCGTTGCATACCTGGACATATACAGAGCCTAGTGGCTATGTTGCGCCTTATGTGGGCCGTCATTTTGTGCATGGCATTACTGATTGCTATGCCATCTGGCGTGATTACTACAAGCGCGAGCTTGGTATTGAAATGATTGATTACCCACGTGATGTGGAGTGGTGGAATAAAGGCGATAACCTTTACCTAGACAACTATCAAGCTGCTGGCTTTGTGGAGGTGGATAGCCCCCAGCTGCACGACATTATCTTGATGCAAGTGGCTAGCCAAGTGCCTAATCATTGCGCTGTGTATGTGGCTGATAACTTGATTTTGCACCATGTGTTTGGCAAGGCCTCAAGCCGTGATGTGTATGGCGGCTATTGGAGAAAAATCACTTCAAAAATATTGAGGCATCAATCTCTATGTTAACTGTGATTCTTTACGGGTTTTTAGCCGATAGATACGGCAGAGTGCATCAGCTCAATGCAAGAACACCAGCTGAGGTGATTCGTGCTTTCTGTGCCAATTATGCAGATTTTAAAGATGCCATTATTCAAGATGGGCAGGCTTATTACAAAGTGTTAGCCGGTGGTGATAACCGATCAAGCGAAGACAAATTGCACGTTGGTACATCTAAGACAATCAAGATTGTGCCAATTGTGTCTGGTAGTGGCGGTTTAGGTAAGGCTTTGCTAGGTGCTGCCTTAATTGGTGCATCTTTCTACTTACCTGGTACTACTTACTTAAGCGCCATGAGCTCGTTCTCGTATAGTTTGTCTGGCATTGCTTCAGGGATTGGCTTTTCTTTATTGCTTGGTGGCGTTTCTCAAATGTTGTTTGCACCGCCAAAGGCACAAAAGAACGCTGGTGAGCGTGCAGAAAATATTCCTAATACTTCATTTTCAGGTGCGGTAAATGTCACTGGCCAAGGTAACCCAGTGCCTGTGGCATATGGCAAGATGGGTGTTGGCTCTCAAGTTGTTTCTGTTGGATTTAGCGTGGCGCAACTATGACTGAAATCATTAAAGGAAATGGTGGCGGTGGTGGTAAAGGCGGTGGTGGCAGCGGTAGAGTTGCTGTTGAAGCGCCTGATACGCTTAAATCTGCTCAGTACGCCAATATCATTGATGTGATCAGTGAGGGTGAGATTGAAGGCTTGGTGGATGGATTAAAATCAATCTACCTTGATGATACGCCACTACAAAACGCTGACGGCACATTCAACTTTACTGGTGTGACTGTATCAACACGCACTGGCACTCAATCGCAAGAATATATTCCTGGCTTCTCTGCTGCAGAGTCTGAGGGGCCTGTTGGCGTGCAGATTAAGCAGGCTTCAAGTGTTGTTCGCTCAATTACTAATTCTAATAATACTGCTGTGCGCGTCACGCTGTCTGTACCTCAGTTAAGCCAACAAGATACAACTAATGGTGATATTAATGGCACTTCGGTTGAAGTGGCTATTGATGTGCAAACCGATGGTGGTGGTTTTGTGCCTCAGCCATTACGCAAAACATTCCAATCTGGCAGTTTTGCATATGGAGCTGACTTTGTTAGTAATGGTGTTGTATCTGATAAGTTTAATATCACTGTTAATTGGGTTGGTCAGCTTATTGGAGGAAATCAAAGTTTATCTTTAGTGCTCCAATATAGAGCGGTTGGTGCTGTTGATTGGATTACCCACGCAAATTATTCATTCTCTGGTAATGGGTCATCGGACGTTGTTAACGGAAATTATAGTCCAGGCTCATTTTCCTCTCCAACTGGGTCTCGCACTTTTTCACTTGCTTTGGCGAGTGGCTTGTATCAGTTCAGAGTGCTTAAAACAGGTGGCAGTGCTATCGCCTATACCTACATGACATTTGACCCTCATGTTGTTTCTGGCATTCAATACGGTGGTTCTGTCTCTATCGGCTACGCAGAGCTGTATGCGCCTGCTTACACAGACGTAATATCAGGGAAGACAACCTCTAAATACCAGCGTGCTTATTACGTGCCATTGCCAGAGGGTAACGAATGGGATGTTCGGGTGCGTAGAATCACGCCAGACAGCACAACGATTGCGCTTCAAAACAATACGATGTGGGATAGCTACACAGAGATTATTGATGCAAAACTGACTTATCCAAATACGGCATTAGTGGCTTTGCAGATTGATTCTAGTCAGTTCAATAGTATTCCTGTGCGGCGGTATGAAATTAAAGGTATTAAAGTCAAGCTGCCAACTAACTATAACCCATTGACCCGTGAATATACCGGCACTTGGGATGGTACGTTTACGGTTGCTTGGACAGATAACCCTGCGTGGATTTTTTACGATATCGTTACCAACAATCGTTATGGACTCGGTGATTTAATCGGCGAAGACATGATTGATAAATGGGGTTTGTACGCCATTGGCAAGTATTGTGATGAGTTTGTAGATGATGGTTTTGGTGGCTCAGAGCCTCGTTTTACCTGCAATCTTTATTTGCAAACACGCGAACAAGCGTACCAGGTACTTACTAACATTGCCTCTATCTTTAGGGCCATGGTGTATTGGGCATCTGGCTCCGTATATGTTTCTCAAGATGCGCCACAGGATGTGTCGCAAATTTTCAGCCCATCCAATGTGGTGGATGGTGTATTTAACTATTCAGGTTCAAGTGTAAAAGTACGTCACACCGTTGTATTGGTGACTTGGATTGACCCACTAGATAACTATTTACCAAAAATTGAGTATGTGTCTGACAACGATGCAATCTCTCGCTTTGGTGTAGTGCAAACCGATATTGTGGCAGCTGGCTGCACCTCCCGTGGGCAAGCGCACCGCTTGGGTAAGATGTTGCTGACTACCGAGCAGGAAGAGGTAGAAACGGTATCGTTTAAAGCTGGCTTAGATTCAGTCTTTATTCAATCAGGTAGCTTGATTCAAACCACAGATCCAGTGCGTGCAGGTAAGCGCATGGGTGGCCGCTTGGTTGCTGCAAGCACAAGCCAAGTGACGATTGATGCTGCCATTACTATTGAGGCAGGCAAGACTTACCAAATTTCATGCTGCTTAGCTAATGGTGAGATTGAAACCAAAGCTATTACTAATGCAGCCGGATCACATACCGTGATTGAGGTAGAGAGTGACTTTACTAGCGCCCCTCAAAATTACTCAATGTGGGTAGTGGCTGCTAGTGATTTAGTGCCTGAAACTTGGCGTGTGGTTTCTATTGCTGAGGTAGATAAAACGCAACTTGAGATTGTTGCGCTAGCTTACCGTGCTGATAAGTATGCAGCGGTAGAGCGGGGGTTAGTTTTAGAGCCATTGCAAACAAGTGCTATTAATGCTGGCCAGCCAACTGCGCCATCTAATTTAAATGTAGTGGAATCTTTATATCTGGTCGGATTAAGCGTGATTGGGGTGAGTGTTACGGTGAGTTGGGATCTAGTGCCGGCAGCATCTACTTATGTGCTGACATATCAGCTGGCTAATCAGAACCCTATCACGATTGATAACATCCGTACTAATAGTATAGACATTAAGCCTCTGGTAGAGGGGGATTACACCTTTACCGTTTATGCCGTAAATAATCTAGGTCGTCGCTCTCAGGGTAGCCAAACAGTTGCCACTATCTATGGGAAAACTACACCGCCGGTTAATGTTAATTCATTCAGCATTATTAAGAGTTCAGGGTTAGCGCTGGCATCTTGGTCTCTACATGCGGATTTAGATGTTCAGGTAGGTGGCAATATCGTGATTAGGCATAGCCCATTAGTATCAGGCGCTACTTGGGTTGATGGTGTAATTCTTGAAGCTTTCTCAGGGAATGCAGTAAGCGGATTGTTGCCATTGATGACAGGCACTTATATGGCTAAGGCCATTGACTCAACTGGTAATTGGTCTGAAAGCGAAGTTTCATTTATAGCAACAGAAGGGATGGTCACAGGCTTTTCTACAGTGGCCACATCAACACAACACCCTGTATTTGGTGGTGCCAAAACAGATGTGTCACTGGTTGCAGGGTCGATTCAATTGTCAGCTGCTACGCTAATTGACGACATATTAACCAATATTGATGATTTGGGTTTGATAGATTTTGTGGGGGGCATTGTGGCTGATGGATCGTATGAATTTAATGCGGTTATGGATCTGGCCTCAGTTGCAACTTATAGGTTTGAGTCTGCGATAACTGCATTCAGTTTTGATACTGCTGAGTATATTGATAGTCGTACCGACAATGTTGATAGCTGGGGTTTGATGGACGGCTCAACCATTAATGATTGTGACGCAACATTGTATGCCTCTACTACCAATGATAACCCGCTTGGCTCTCCGGTTTGGAGTGCATACACACCATTTTTTGTGGCTGATTTTACATGCAGGGCAGCTAGATTCAAGCTTGATTTAGCGAGTGGAAATATCAGTCATAACATATCAATTTCGGCACTTAGTGTTGTTGCTAAGGTGCCAGTTTAAGGAGCGAAGATGGGAAAAAAAAATACAACAATCGATTTGATCTCGGTAGCTGATTTAGATGATAAAAACATCTATCAAGGCTTAAAGAATATTCCAAAGTCTGAGTTAACAGCCAGTCATGTTTTGGTGCCGTCAGATTGTGATTTGGCAATAGGTGGTTACCAATGGGATGAGGATAAAAAAACGTTTATGCCTACTTTGGCATACATACAACAACAATTAAGTAAGGGCTAGGTTATGTCACAACATGCAATGACTTTAAGCAATCAGCCTGGTGCATCATTTAGGACTGATCTCAATAACGCAATCGCGGCTTTAGTAAGCAATAGTTCAGGCGCAACATCTCCAGCGGTAACTTTTGCCTATATGACTTGGGCAGATACTACTTCTGGCTTAATGAAGCAACGTAATGCAGCAAATAGTGCATGGATTGAAAAAGGGGACTTGGCGTCTGCTGACTGGGGGTTTTTAAAGAAATCAAACCCAATAGTTACGGGGTTGTTAACTCTTGATGACGGTGCCGATATTGCCTCTGCTTCAACGGTAGATTTAACCGCTGCTACTGGCAACACTGTACGCATTACAGGTACAACAGCCATCACAGCATTCACAATGACAGCTGGTCAGCAAATGGAGTTGATTGCCGTTGGTGCGCTGCCTTTAACTTATAACGCTACCACAATGAATATCAATGGCGGTGTTAGCTACACTTGTGCTGCTGGTGATAGGTTAAGTGTCACTAAAGATGGTGCTGGTGTGGTTAGAGTTAATGTTACTAAGCAAGATGGCACTTCTGTATCTGGTGGAGCAGCAGCAAGTAAGCTATCTGACCTAGACGCAACGGTTGCTGGTAATGATTTAACTATCACAGTAAATGCTGGCGCCTGGGATTTTAGGTCAACCACATTAACTGACGGTACGCCAGTATCGAGAACTTTAGCATCCCCTGTCAGTTTGGTCGTTCCGAATGGTGCAACATTGGGGGTGGGGAATGGGGTTTCTGGCAGATTTGTGGTTGGACTTATCGATAACTCAGGGGTTTTGGAACCTTTCGTTATCAATATTGCTGGAGGTAATCAGTTAGATGAAACTAATTTAATCACGACAACTACTATAAGCACTGCCGCAGACAGTAATAACGTAGCTTATTCAACTACCGGAAGAGCAAGTAAAGCGTACAGAATCATCGGATTTCTTGATATAACTGAAGCTACAGCAGGTGTTTATGCGTCAGCCCCAACATTAGTGCAACCTTGCGGCGGTCAAGCGTTAGCTTCATTATCAAGTTTAGGTTATGGTCAGACTTTGCAAAATGTAACTGGTAGCAGGGCTAGAGCAACCACATACTACAATACAACAGGCAAGCCTATTTTTGTTGCTGTCAACTATACATTAGGTGCGGCAGGTGTATCTAATGCAACGGTAAACGGAGGTAGTTTCAATGGTAGTGGGTATTCATCTGCAGGTTCTTCAGTGGCTTCTGTGTTTTTTTTAGTACCTGTGGGAGGTGGATATTCTTCAGATTCAAGCGGAAGTCCAACAATAAATACGTGGTTTGAGCTACGTTAAGGATAAACATGACAATATATATAACCCCAAACAACCAACTTCATGATGATGCAGAGGGCTTTGCATTAACTCTACCATCTTGGCCTCAAGATGCTCGTATAGCTACTCAAGAGGAAATTGATGCAATTTTAAATCCTCAAGAAACCCCTGAGCAAACTCTGGCTAGACTGAAAGCATTAAAGCAAAGTGAAATTGACCAGCTAGAAGCTACGCTATTCATGACAAGAGGTGAACGTGAGGCGTGGTTGATTCAGATGGAAACGATTGCAACTCAACAATCTGTTAGTTTAGAAGTGTTATATCAAGCCAATCCGTTCTACAAGAAACTAAAAGACTGTGATGATGCGGTAACTGCATTACGTGCTGAACTGAAAGCAATTGTATGAAGTTGCTCTATATCCTAATTACTGACCTATACGTATTTTTCATCATGTACGTTGCAAGCATGGGCATGATTCGAGCGCATGCCGAAAACAAGCTTAATGGTGTGTTATGGGTGCTTTGCTTACCGTTCGTGGCGATAAGCGTTGTGATTGACTTCATCAACAACATGACAGTGTTCACCGTATTGTTTGCAGAATTTCCAAAAGAGCTGTTAGTGACTGCAAGGCTAAAGCGGCATGTGAATGAGAGTACGTTCAGAGGGCGGTTGGCTCGGTGGTTTGGAGATGTGCTTTTAAATCCATTTGACCATACAGGCAACCATCTTGATTAGCTTAATCATTTTGGTTCTTGTGGCAGTTGGGATCAGTACATTTCTTCTGCTTGCGATGTTTGGCCTGTTTGTCATCATCAGCCTATTCAAATCAAAGCGCTTGCCCATGGACACAAGCAACAGAATTAACCATATTAGGTTGCTGTGGTTTGTGTTGACCAGGCCAGAGCTGTTTGTGAATAGCTTTGATTGGCTGCGTCATGATGAGCTGGACAATATAAAAAAATAAATAAGAAAGGT